ACCAGGCCACTTAGCAAATACGTTACCTGATGTAAATGTTCCGTTATCCCAAGCATCACCGTTTTTAATTAGTGTAGCTGCAGAAGCGCTGTCACACGCATTTGCTGCATTTGAATCTACTACACGAACTGTTTGTAATGCATTGGCGTATTTTAAAAAGTATGCTGCAGACAGAAAGTCTACCGCAAAACTATCGTTTGGCGCCCCAAAGGTGTCAGCAAGCTGCGCTTCATTTTGAATGAGCTTTGCTTGTTCTACAGGCCCCCAACGAAAAGCACCAGCAAACGCGCCAGTAGTTGATTGTACATTAGGCACACCGCCTGTAAGATCAACTTCCTTGACGACAATAGCTGGAGACTCTGAAGGTGTACCAATTGCCATTTCTTATTCCTTTTCCAGTAATCGAATTATAAGTTCCATAATACGGAGTTCAATTACTTCTATTTATATATTTTAAATTTTAGTATAAAGATCCCCAATCTTCAAACATTTTCTTTGTTTGCCATTGATCATTTTGATCTTCTACTTCAGCTGCGTCTATTCCATCGTCTATAAAACCAAAAGGTAATACATCATCTTCGATTTCTTTCATTTGCTGTTCAAACATCATATTTTTGATGTCAACATCTGTCAGCTGTGTAAAGTAATTACCTGTAGCAAAATAACCGAACATTACTAGATTCATCATCAAATCATCATGATTGCCATCTGATGCTTCATATGATTGCCCCTTCGCAATAAATGTAGAGCATTCTAATATAGTATTTTGGTCTACAATTTCTAATTTATTTTCTTCTAAAAGATCTTTAATACCTGAACAACCTATTCTCTTAACCTTTCGATTCATCTCCACGCCTAGTCTATTTGATTTGACTGCAGATTCAATGAATAGATTTTCATATTCTAAATCATAGTATAATCCATTACAGACTATTGTACCCTGATCATTAGATTCTACCACAACCCAAGCTTCGTTGTAGACTTTCGCATATTTATAAATAACATTTGGGAAGAGTAATGGAGAGATAAGGTTATTGCGATATACAGCAACCTGTTTAAATGGGCGAGAGCTAATATCGATCAAGTTAAAAGTAGAATAATCCTGTCCTCTTCCCTTCGAAACGTCTACTGTCATCACATATTGATGATCTTTCTTTGGTTCTTCATAGATCCAAACACTATTACCTTCTATAAGTCTTAGATAAGGTTGTGCCCTAAAATTCATTAGTGTTTCAGCATTTATAAGCGTATCACCCGTTCCAAAAAATGTATTACCAAACTCTTGGTCAAACTGAAGTTGGCTTGTGTTACTAATAGTTTGTTGTTTCCAGTTATCATCTCGACCGGGCACATCCCACCAATCAACTCTGTAGGGTTGAAACTCGTTGACTCCTTGGCTTGCCCCTTCCCAGATTTTATGGAATTGATTACCAATACCATTAGCTGTACTCGTAATAATTACTTTTGTATCTTTACCTGATGAAATAACAGGATAAGTCGATGTATAAAATTCTGCCGCATTTTCAACAAATGCAAATTCGTCCAAATAAAGCAGATTGACAGACATACCACGAATTGATGAACCAGATGTAGCAGCTGATACAATTCGACTATTATTACTAAATTCTATGGATCTTTTATTAAGAGCCTTACATCCTGGTTGTAAAAAGAATGGAAGATTCTCTAACATGAGAGTTACTCTTCCGAGCATTTCCTGGGCTGTAGCACCTTTGTTTGCCAAAATAGCAATAACTTTTTCTGGATGAAATACCGCATACCAGAGTAGATAAGCAACAGAACTGATAGACTTACCAGATTGGCGGCAAGCGAGTACAATGCTAAATCTGTTAGTGTTGAAATGGTCAAACATTCTCTCCTGATATGGATATAATTCAAATGGAACTAAACCTTTATCAAGGTGAATAATTTTACAATAATTCTCAGCAAAATAAGATGGCGATTTTAAACACTTACTATACTCAATAACCTCACGTTTTGTAAAGTTATGAGTTACTCCATCTCTTTTAATATTTGCATTACCGAGATAGGTTTCATTCATCTTTCTTGTAATCACTAATGTCAATTATTTTCTCACTGTCTTCATTATCTAAAAGCATACGTTGCAGATCTGTAGTAGATCCTATAAACACATTGTTTGTTGTACTACCTGGCAATTCTGCAGGTTTATCTTCTTTTTTGAAATCTTTTTTCTTTTTATGAAGATCCATAAGCGATCCATTCAAATCACCCATGTTTTTCATCATATTTGATAATACTTCAAATGCTCGTGGATGTTCTGTAGCTCTAGCAACATCCATCATATCTTCTAATGCTTCTGATCCTTTTGCTAAAAGGTCATGATATATTCTTCTTGAATATTCGAAATCATCTTCAGCTGTTTTTTTATCATCTTCCATATCATGCACTATCAAAGTCAAACAAATAATTATAATCTGATGAGTCTAGATAACCAAAATCACTATCTGCCGAAGCCCCGAAAGGATCAGGTCTTGTTCTAAACTTAGCTACCTGTAAATCTGAATCTCTCAAACCTCTATTTTGCTCAAATATATTAGTAAGAGCTGTACGAACAACACTACCATCTGTAATGGGTCCGTAAAAATTAACTTTCATATCAAATGTAAGGGTATATATAATTGTTCTTCTTGTTTCTAACTGACTTTCATAATCATCAGAAAAATCAACAGAAGTAAGTGTTAATGGCATATCTTCTTTTATATTGGGATAACCATCAACTGGTTTTATTGTAACTGTATATTGCGGATTAAAATATGGTAGAATTTGCTCAACTATTTGTAGAGCATCATCCTGACTTTTAGCATAAATGCTTAATTGAAATCCTAAGTTATATGGAACCCAACTATAAAACTTTTTTCTTGATCCAGCATTGATGCCAGCTTGTAAAAAAGTATTTGTTTTTTGAAGTTGTCTGCCCTGATCATATGTAGCCGATATCATTTCAAACGACATTCTAGGTAACTTAATAGCTACTTTTGTATCATTATCCAAATCGGGGTTTTGTCTGATTCTATCTAGAAACTTCCTTTGAGGACCATAAGACAGCGGAACCTTTACTTGAGAAATAACTTGACCAGTAGAATCCTTTCTCAATACATAAAGATTATTAAAAAGTGTACCAAAAACGGCTACGCTTTTTCTAATCCTTTGATGATAAAAATGGGTTCCAAACATAATTAACCCCTATAAATTGATTGAAGGTGTGTTTCAAATTGTTCAACTTTTGCAAGTCGATTTGGCCACAAAATGTATTCTTTTTCAGGATTTTTCTTTAAATTATTCAGCAAAGGCACAATTGCGTTATATAATTTATCTAATTTTTCTTGAGTAGTTAATGCGTCATTAGCAACCTGAGTTGCCTGTTGTACTGCTTCAAGTTCATTTTCATCTACTGCTGTAAAACCGAAATCAAAAATATCATCCATTAATTATTCTCCGGATCACCAAATGGATTGTCTTCTGTAAAGTCTAAGAAGTCACCACTTATTGTACTAAAGTCATCACTTTGTTCATTTGCACTAATTTTATTATCTTCTTCAACAGAAGCAACTGAAACAAAGTTAGATGCGGAATCACCTATTGTTAGAAGTGATGAGAATGAATGGTAATTACCATCATCAGCTCCGACATGAATTAGATGAAGTTTATTATCAGAGTCAGACCATTTCGATACCTCACCTCTCATAATGACACCATCAGATAGTGTCTGAGTAACTGTATCACCTACATTGAATCCAGCGCCAGCACTATCTAATGTAAGTATATATGTGTAGCTATAATCTCTTTCAATATCATCAATTGCATCAATCTCTGTTTCAAAGTCTTCATCATTGTATTCAAACAATTCTGCTCTAAGCTTATATACTGGCAAATTACTTATTTGATAGAATGGCTGTTCATGCTCTACTGCCATGATTTGAAACATAGAATTAGATAAAGGTAGATATATTAAATCTCCTTCTCTAGGTCGAATACTATTAATATTATTATCGACCCTACCTACCGTAGAGGTCCATCTACGTCTTGCTACAACAAATGTAGCTTGGTCTCTAATCTCGACACCGAACTTTGTAAATAAATCACCTTCACCATCAAAACCTTCTACATTTTCAACGTACATTTCTATCTTATATGAACTACTGAATTTTGATGGAACGTCGTCACCAAACACACGATCCTCGTTTACTATTTCCCGAGGAAGATAGTAAACATCTTGACCATACATTTTTAGGGATTCTATAACAATATCTTCGTAAAGATTTTGTTCTGATCTGACCTTTTGACTGAAATAAAAATTAGTTGCCATAGCTCTATCCTACAAAAAAGTCAGGTGGAAGCTCAAAGTCAGTTCTAATTTTTTCTCTTAGTCTTTCTATTTCTTGTGTAGCATCATCAAATAACTGTCTGCCATTTAACATAACACCACCAGGTAATTGCATACCTTCAAACTTGATTAGGTTTGCACCCCATTGCTGTTTAATAAGAGCAGTTGTATACTCTTTAAGCCACATATCATTCCATACAGCTGTATGATCACCCTCATTAATTATGCTATAAACTTCGGCAACTACATATTCGCCAGCTTTAATGTCTTCTTCTTCGAACTCGCCGTGAATATAAAGTCTATTTTGTTTTCTGACATAATCTACTTGTGGAGATCCATTAAGTCTCATATCTAGTAATGACAAATACTGTTGCACTTGTTCATAATAAGCTAAATCGCCAATATACGAATGCATATTAGCGATATCATTGAGATGCATTTGATACTTAATACTAAACATATTACGAGTAAAGATAGCAGCTGATAACTTAAACAGCTTCGTTACTTGTTGTATATTAGATGAAATGGGAATATACTTATTTGTTACATCATCAGCCGTCACCTGATGTTGTATGTAGCCTCTATATGTAGACTCTGAATGATATTCTCTAAAATATTGTAGAGCTTCATCTACTCGGTCATCTAGTTGATCAGGATCAACATTGATCTCAATTACTGGTTGACCGAGTCGACGTAGGCAATATTCAATTAATGTATCTCTACTTGTTGGGTTTGCCATCTTAAAATCCTATAATAGTATTGCTACTATTTATAAGGCAAAAACTTACAAGAAGATTTACGAGTTAGCTGCTACGAAAGCGTCGTACCATGCCTCAAGATCAGCTGCTTGCCATGCGCCCATAGCGTCTGCATCCCATCCCGCTGGTTCTGAATTCATAGGCGTTGCATATGTAACAAACTCTGCCTTTGTTAGCTCTGTAGCATTGTTTGTATCAATATAGAAAGGACCATCCATATCTGCCCAACCAATGTAGTTACCATTGCCATCGCCCCAATGTCCACGATCTTCAACGTATCCTGGAACAGCACGACGACCCTGCTCGTTTTTGTACATTTTGTACTTAATTACTGCCATCTGATTCTTCCTCTTCTTCTGCAGTTTGTTTGTTTTCCAACAAGTTCATATATTCAGTATTGAATACTTCTGTTTTACCATAAATGCGTTCAGTTGTAGCATCAGCATTCTTATAGTATTTATCACCCATTTGATCTAGAAACTCTTCTAATTCATTAGAATGTGGAATCTCACCACGTTTGATCTTATTAGCAGTATGAGCAATGTAACCCTGAACTTCTGTTAAACCTGCTTGAGGGTGTACACCATATTGTTGCATATACTCAATAGTTGCTGTAGAAGCACGACCACCATCCATCAGGTTACGATACATAAGCTCGAAACCTCGACGCACATGGTGACGTTTTTCTTCACGCTCAAACGCTTCTTCGTCCCAATCATCAATGTTATTCTTTTCTTTAATAGCATTATAGCTATCAATCAATGTTGCAATATCTTTGAATGAACCGTTGATCTTACTTTCAAGAGATGATATAGAAACAAATGCCAGACGTAGTTTTGCTTCTATTACTGGATCATCTGGATCTGCTTCTAGTAGCTTTTCTAGCTTGTCAATCTCTTTGCGCTTCTTTGCATGATTGACTTGTGCTTCGGCAAGAGCCATTTTACGCTTCTCTGCCTCAGCCATAACCTGCCGCATCATACGCATAGGTGACTGACCATTCAGCATTGTGATAGACATCATAGACAATGTTGTCTGTGAATTGTTTCTATCAAACGAGCGAGTCTTTTCTTCTAGCTCTGGTAGATAGTCATTGACCTTCTTTACAGCAATCTGATTAATTGAGTTTTTAGTTACTGTTGGAAGATTAAATGTCACTGTGTCCATAACGGACAGAGCATTTGACTTTGGTGTTTCTGTTTGTTGA